TACACCCCACCGTTCCCGCCCTCGTGGTTTCCGATCCCGGCGCCGAGTTCATCGCGCAGGTGAACGGTGGGGTGTACGACCCGTCCTGGCGCGGCAAGAACATCAGCTTTGCGTCCAACGGCGCCCCGAACTTCGCCGGCCAGTCCACCCTGGTTCTCGACTACGCCACGCTGGACACGACCAACACCCTGCCCTTCCGCATCCTCGGCGTCGCCGGGCTGCCAGGTAGTTCGCAGGACCCGGCGAACACCTATCCGTGGATCATCGTGAAGATGAACACCGCGGAAGTTCTGAACCCCACCGGCATCTGATCGGAGACCCTAGAGATGGCCATTACATCCTCTCAGATCCCCGGCGCGTTGCTGCCGGGTGCCCGCAAGATCGCTGGCATGTACAACGACATCCCAACGCAGTGGTCGCTGATCTACGCCACCGGCACGTCGCACATGGAGGCGGAACGCACCATCCACATGCGCTACCTGCCCCTGCCCGAACTCAAGCAGCAGGGCACGCCGACCACCTTCGACAACGGCGCGGGACAGCGGTTCACCTACAACCACATCCACGTCGCGTTCGGCCTGGGCTACTCGTTCACCCGCGAGGCCATGGACGACAACCTCTACAAGTCGGCCTTCAACCCCGCGAACCTGGGCCTCGTGTCCTCCTTCAAGCAGATGGAGGAAATCCAGGGCGCCGCGACGCTGAACACCGGCAACGTCCTGAACCCGCAGATCGGCGGCGACAACCAGCCCCTGTTCTCCACCAGCCATCCCATCGACGGCGGCGTGGTCGCGAACACCCCGCAGGTGCAGGTGGGCCTGAACGAAGCCTCGCTGACCATGGCCAACAACATGGCCCGCCGGTTCCGCGACAACGCCGGCCTGCTCAAGCCCGCCCAGGCCCGCAAGCTGGTGGTCCCGGTTGAACTGCGCCATGTGGCCAAGCGCCTCATGGAAACCGAACTCCGCCCCGGCACCACGAACAACGATACGTGGTCCGTGAAGGAGAACAACGACCTGTCCAACGGCTACGTGGTCCTGGACTTCCTCACGTCGCCCTACGCGTGGTTCGTCCTGACCGACGTTGGCGGGCTGATCCATCTGTCTCGCGTGCCGTTCGAGACGTCCATGCAGACGGACTTCACCACCGACAATCTGATGGTGAAGGCGTATCAAAGGTTCTACTGCGGTTACGACGATTTTCGTCTCGGTATTGGAGTATATCCGACCAACTGAGCCGATTTTCGGTTTTCTTCCTGGCTCATGCTGGATATGAATGCAGCGTGGCCAGGAGGTAAGGATGAACGTAGTGGAACGGCTGGAAGCCAACTCGATCTGGGAGCCTAATACCGGGTGCTTGCTTTGGCAGAGCACCCTGGTTCGCGAGCATGGCGTGATGAAGGTTCACGGCAAGATCGAGCAGGCGCATCGGGTCGCATGGGAAGTGGAGCGCGGGCGCATTCCCGAAGGGTTGTGGGTTCTGCATTCGTGCGGGGTTTCGTGTTGCATCAATGTCCAGCACTTGCGGCTGGGTCATCGTCGCGAGAATGCCCAGGACCGTCACCTGCACGGTGGATATCAGGGACGTCCTGGTGGTGGGGTTTTGGGGACGCCGAGGATTGTCTCCGCCCCGATGCCTAAGTCGGCAAAGCGGAAACGAACGCCAATGACGCACGATGAAGTGCGGACCGCGTTGGACTACGACCCCGACACCGGCGTGTTCCGCTGGCGGATGAGGGCTGACCGAGATTGTTCTTGGAACCTGCGTTTTTCTGGTGAAGTCGCCGGCAACACGATGACCCATGGCTACCGGTGCATGAACATTATGGGAAAGCTCCATCTAGCGCACCGGCTCGCGTGGCTTTGGATGACGGGCGAGATGCCAAATGGACAGATCGACCACATCAACGGCGACCGAGCCGATAATCGCTGGCGTAATCTTCGACTGGCGACGGCTTCTCAGAACGCCATGAACAAAAGGGTTTTGGATTCCAGCCGGTCCGGCGTCACGGGGGTGTCTTGGCACACCAGGAAACAGCGGTGGATTGCTACCATCAGGACTCAAGGGAAGACGCTATACCTGGGGTCTTCCACGACTATCGAGGGTGCCAAACGTCTCCGAGAGGCGGCCGAGGCAGAACATTTCGGTGAGTTCGCTCACAAGGGAGTTGCGTAGATGAGCACCACAAACCTTTCCGGCCCGCAGATGGTCTATGGCGCGACCGGCTCCTTGCCGAACGCGACCTATGGCGGCGGCGGCTCTCCTGATCCCAACCCTGACGCGGGGCCGAGCGGTGTCTTCCAGGGTCTGGCGTGGCTGGATCCCCGCATTTTCTTCAACAAGGACGGGACCACCGGCGCAACCGGCGTGGTGCAGGCGCATCTGCCGGCGCCCTACATGAAGTCGATCAGCCAGATCCCGGCGGCGCTCGGAACCAGCAAGATCGCGGCAGCGCAGGCGGTGGTCAGCGGCACGGCCATGACACTGGCGGCGGCGTCGGTTGGCGTCGAGCGCAACATCCCGGTCGTCCCCTTCTCGGCGCAGTTGAACGGCTCCACTCCCGTGACCGCGGCGATCGCCCTCGACTACGGGTTCGGCTTCGGAAACGTGACGTCCGGCGACACATCGGTCACCGTCTCGTCCTCGTCGCTGTTCTGGGTGGGCATGCCGATCGTGATTGCCCGCGTGGGTAACTCCGGTGGCACCGCCCCCCTGCTCACGATGGTCACGGCAATCGAAGACGCGACCACCATCACGATCATGAACGCCCCGCTGGCATCCAGTGCGACGGCGGCGATCGGCACCGGCAATCTGTGGGGGCCGAGCACCATCGGGTATCCTACCCCGACTGCGGCCTTCCCGTTCCTGGCGCAAGGCCCGGCCATGATCCTGGATCCTCGGCAGGCCATCAGCCGTGGAATCAGCATCACGGGCGCGGGCGGCTCCACCGGCGGCGGCTTCCTGGTGTCGGGCTACGACATTTACGGGCAGCCCATGTCCGAACTGGTGTCCCCGGCGGCGGCGGCAACCGCCTACAGCTTCAAGACCTTCAAGTACATCACCTCGGTGGTGCCGCAGTTCACCGACGCCGCGAACTACAATGTGGGGACCACGGACTACTTCGGGTTTGGCTACCGGTCGACCATCTGGGAATACACCGACGTCTACTGGAACGGCGCGCGCCAGGCGAGTGCGACCGGGTGGGTGGCGGCTGACACCACTTCGCCGGCGACGACCACGACCAACGACGTGCGCGGGGCCATTCAGACCGGCGCTTCCGGGCCGGGGTCGGGGATTGGCGCGAACGCCTCGAACGGCACCATTTCGAGCCTCGCCATGAGCGGCCGGCGCCTGGAAATGGGGATCACGCTGCGGCCGGTCGACGTCTTGCAGGGCTTGCCCACGAACGCGGTGTCGTTGTTTGGCGTGACCCAGGCCTGAAGGAGAAGACCATCATGAAGAAGTGGCTCTATGCGGTGACGGCGCTGGCGGCGATGTGTGCCCCGGCGTCGGCGCAGGTGGTCAGCACGAAGACCGGCCAGACCTACGCGTTCACGAACCAGGACTGCGACCCGAACGGCCGGCGCCTGATCCTGTTCGACAACGCCTCGGGCGTGGCCGCTTCGCTGCCCCAGGCCGGCGCCAACGGCCAGTTCATCTCGGGCTGCATCATCAAGGTCCAGAACATCGGGACCGGCAACGTGGTCATCACCCCGACCACCAGCGCGATCAATGAGGCGACCAGCTTCACTCTGACGCCGGGGGCGTCGAGCTTCATCGTGGCCGATGCGGGCCCGACCGTGACCGGCAACTATTGGGCGGCGACGGGCGGCGTGCCTCCTGGCGGGGATGGGCGCCTCGCGCTTCAGTCGATGCCGGCCTACTACACGCTGTCCGATTTCGGCGCATCCACGACACCTGCCAAGCGCCGGTCGGCGCAGATCAGCGCCACGAACTCGACGACGGGCGTGCAGATCGAGACCACCTACTCGATCACGGCTTCCCGGCTGGTTTGCACCAACGGCTCGACCACGGTGACGATGACGCCGGGCGTGTTCCCGAACAGCGCGAACCAGGCCAACACGAAGCGCATCAGCCTGCCGGGGTGCGGCGCTGCGGGCGCGACGCTCCAGGCGAACGTCACCTCGATCACGTCAGAAGGCACCACCCAGACCATCGTCATCGGCACCGCGGCGTCGACGGACGTAGACACGGGCGCGGAAGTCGTGATCGGTCCGCAGGGTTTGACGCCGGCCACTTCGGCAAGCTCCACCAATCGCCTCACCTACAACGTGGCCAAGTATTCCCCGATCACGTTCGCCGCCGGTGTTGCCACGCTGACGGCGCCGGCTTCGACCTTCGCCACCTACGACTACACGCAGCCGCCCTATGCCGGCGGGTATCTGGCCGAGGTGTCGATCCCGAACGCGACCGGGACCAACTGCGATCAGGCGCTGGTGACCAAGATCACGGCGATCGACGGCACCGGTGGGATTGCCACGCTGGCTGACGCGCCGCGCTGCGGCCTGACGGCTGTGTCCCGGTGGTTCTATTGGGGGCAGGCCATCTTCGGGCCGACCGATGCGGGCGCGGCCATCGAACTGCTGGACAGCGCATCGTCCGGCACGACGCCGCTGGTGACCACCATCGCGTCCGTGACCGACCCCAGCCACATCGTCCTGGCCAACAACAACCAGGGGACCAAGACGAACTACGCCACGCGGCTCACCTGG